GCCCTTAATTCAATTGCGTAACCATACCGACCAACGGCATGCTCACGCGTACGATCAACCGCCGATCGACACTTCCAGAGTCATCGATACCGCGGTCAACGGCAACGGGTCCGACTGGCGAATGAACACCTGACCCGAATCGTCCCAAGCCGGATCAATCACGATCTCAATTTCCTGCGACTTCAACTCAGGCGGCAGGCCGTAGTTCTCGGTGGTGCGCTGCTTGGCCTCCGTCAGGCTGTTCTCATCGGGACCGGCAAAGATGCCGCTGGACTCATGCACGCGCAGCCAGATCTTGTTCACGTTCTTCTGTCGGCCCTGGCCAAATGCCGCGTCGATCTGCGCTGCCCAGGGGAGCGTCTGCAGATCCGCGGTGATCGGCAGGCCGATCTGCACCTTGCTCGATGCCTGATCGAGCGTGATCGTGCCGCTGGTGACGGTGCGCTGCGGATGCACCGCGCCATCGGCCAGGATGTTGACCGTCTTGCCCTCCAACCAGGTCAGACCTGACACAGAGTCGCGGGCAAAGGCATAGGCCGTGGTGGCCGTATTGCGGTAGGCAGCCGCCAGCACCTTGTCGGCGCGCGCCTTGGCCACCGTCGTGCTGGTCGTGCTGGTGATGGTCAGGCGATAGGTCGTGCCATCAGCCGCGGTGAAAACGATCGCATCGTTGACATCGCTTTGCGTTGGATAGGCGAACAGCGCCGCGGATGCCGTGATGGTCAGATCATCGGCTGGCCCCCAGGTCGTACCGCCGGACACCGTGACCGTGGTGCTGCCGGTGTTCGTCCCATTGAAGGTGCCGCCTGCGTCCACGAAGAAGGCATCGGCCTGGGTGGTAAAGAAGCGGCTGGCCATGCGCTCGACGTAGCGTTTGCTGCTGCCGTTGATCGTGCGCTTGACCACCACGTACAGGCGGTCTTCATCGCCCTCGGCCACCACGCAGCAAGACTCAAAGACGCCATCGGTGTCATGCTGGTGCCAGGCACCGACCGACTGTTCCGGCACGTAGGTCAGGCCCAGCAGCTTGCCGGTGGACGAGATTGCCCAGACGATCGGCGTGGGCGCTTTGCCGTAGGCCATGTCGATCAGGGTGTAGTTGTCGAACAGGTGCGGCGTGCGCAGGCACAGATCACCCGTGACGTAGCCAGACGCCTGCCAGTTGTAGGCCAGTTCGCGCATGTGACCACCGCGCGCCGCGGCGTAGATCAGGTTGTTGTTCACGATCACCGGCTGCACGCTGGCCGAACCGATATAGGACTGCGGTTTCACCGAGACGCTGGTAGGTGTCAGTGCGTCGGAATTGACCGACGTGATGCGCCACTCGGCAGAGCTGGTGAGAAGCACCAAGTTGTTCAGTGGCACGATGTGCCGGATGGTGTTGGCCTCACGCGCTGCCACGCGGAAGTTGATCGAGTCATCCTCTTGCGTGGGCAGCGAGTAGGTCATGTTCGACTCGGTGCCGGTGCGCGTCATCCAGATGTTTTGCGGCGCATTGGTCGTACCGGCAAAGCAACGACGCTGCTCAAAGTAGGACACCGCACCAGGATAGTTGCCGGCTGAAGCAAACGGGTTGTACTGCAGAGGTGGCGTCTTGCTGATGTCCGCGGTGATGTTGTCGTCGATGAAGGAGGTGCCATCGGACTGGCCGATGTAGCCATACAGCGCACCGTTGGCCTGCTTGTAGACGTTGTAGCGCACGGCACCGGACACCGACGCCCAGGAGATTGTGTTCTTGTTGCCGCTGGTGAGCAGGTTGTTGGTACAGGTGCCAGCAGAAGAGGCCAGCGATTCATCCAGGCCGTTGTCGCCCACCGCGGTGATCTTGTAGCTGTAGCTGGTCGAACCCGTGCCAGTGGTCGCCGTGGCGGTCACGCTGCCTGGTGCAGACAGCGCGGAAACAAAGCTGATCGTGGTCAGGGTCCAACTCGTCGCACTTAGCCTGCGCAACTCACGCGGTGCATAGTTCGGGTGCACGATGGTGAGCACGTCCGCGCTTTGCACGTAGTGCAGGTCGAAGAGATCGGCTTCCAGGTAGGGTGTTGCCACCTCGTAAGGCGAGCCGCCAGAGAGCAGTGTGCTGCCTTGGGTGTGAAAGCGGATGTACTGGTCGCCGAATTCCAGCACCATGGTCTGCGTGGTGCTGTAGGAAAACGGGATCAGACGCGTGCGCTTGCTGCTGGTTTTTACCTCGCGCACGAATGCTGTGCCGGGACGGTTGGACGCTGGACCATGCGGTAGCGTGATGAAGTTGCGGCACACCGCCAGGCCAGACTGATACTTCGCATCGTCGATGCGGCCGAAGAATTCAGGCGTCAGTTCACCGGCACCGAACGATCGCTGTAGCGTGCGGATATTGGCCATGGCTTACCTTCCTGCCATCCACGGCGTCGATTGCTTGATCGTGATGCGGCGCTGGCTAGAATCCGATGCCGTGGCCTTGGCGTAGAACGCCTGAAACAATTGCATCTGACCCTTGGCTTCTGCGCGGCCAACCTCGCCTTTTAGGATCGGTCCGGCCAAATAGGACGCCAGCAAATGTGTCAGCGCGCTGGTGAACAGCGGCGAGAACTGCGTGGTGTCGGTGATCTTCGCGGTGTAGCGCAGCGTGGCATCTTCCTGGTTGGTGTAGATCACCTGGGTGCCATCCTGCAGCGTTTCCACCTCATAGGGTTGCGGGGTATAGATCCCCTGCCCGGTGTTGACGATGCCCTGCTGGGTGTAGGCAATGGGCAACTGCTCGCTGTAATCGTCCGCGGCATCGGGTGCCAGGATCGCCATGATGTTCAACACATCGCTGGGTGCGGAATAGACGTACTGCCACTGCTCGATTGTGGTCGATAGCAACGGCAATGTGATGCGCTTGGTCGAGAATCCCCACGGGTGCATCTCCAGCAGCGCATCGCGCGCCACGGGATAGAAGCGTGCAGCGTGCTGCGCCTGCGCGCTGCCTTCCGGCGGATCGATCGAGGACACGTTGGCGACATCGCCAAGGTGTGAAAGCGCAATGTTTACGATGTCAACTTCGGATGCCATGCTGTGCCTCGACTAAAAAAATGGGGGGCACAGGAAGGCCCCCCATCGTGTTGCTTCCTACTGCTTACTCGCCGCCAAACACATCGGCGACATCATCAGGACCAGACGCGGCAGCCACTTGCTTGCCCTTGGTCCGGGAACCTGCAGGCTTTTCGTCCACCAGCTCCATCATCGCGCCAGGCGTGCCGTCGTAAGTGACGATCTCGCCCTCTTCGTAGATCGAGTTGTTGATGAAGTGCTTTGCAAGTAGCTTGTAACGCGGCATGGTCTATCCCCTAATTAAACGACCGAGAAGCCGGATGCGTAGTACTTCTTGCCGTCCTGGATGGTTTCGACGATGTCGGCCGTGATGGTGCCAGCCGAAGGGTTGGTGCCCGTGACATCGTAGTAAGCGCCCAGGTAACGCTGGCCCAGCGAGCCAACCAGCGGAGGCAGCGGGACAACGAACTGCGCACCAGCGGTCAGGCCAGCAAGCAGAACGGTCTGCGAACCGCGAACAGTCGGCGTGCTCAGATCGGCCGCAGCCGAAGTGATGACTTGCAGCGCCAGGCTGGTCAGGTTGTTGAACGCCGTGCCCACGGTGAAGACCATGAACAACTGCTTGCCTTCACCGATGTCGCGGGCGGTGCCCAGGTCGATGGTGTTGGTCGAGGCAGCATCGGCAGTGATGGCCTGCGCGTCAGAAACGCGGAGAAATGCGTCGTTAATCATGATAAAAAGTTCCTTTCGTTTCTGATGGATTAGGACACGACTGCTTCGTTGTTCAGCAGTTGGTCAACGCGGCGCAGCGGAACGCCCAGGAAGGACAGCCACGAGTTAGGCTGACCAAACTGCGTCAGACCCTGCTCGACCTTCAGCACGTACTGCGACTTGTCCATTGCAGCCAGCGCCAGACCAGAGTGCACGGTACGGTTCATGTAGAACGCCGCACGACCCATGGCCATGTTCGGGATGCGATAGAGCGCGCGAGCCATCAGCTTGATGATGTTGGTCGAAGCCGACGCTGCCTGCGTGCCGGTCTGACCGATCAGGTCGGACACGTCGATGTTGCAGATGCGAACGACATAGCGCCAGTCTTTCACGACCAGGCCGTTCTTCCACTGGTAGTGGGTACGGTAGGCTTGATAACGTGCACCAGCGGAATCCCAGACGGTGTTGATGCCCAGGTCTTCATGGTTCAAACCCGCTTTCGA